TCAACGCGCTGGAAACCGCTGTTCCAGAAGCTCGATAAGGACATCCGTCATTTCCCTGCCCTCAAGCGCGCAGCCTGCTTTGACGCGGGCATGCAGGTCGCTCGGGATTTCGGCGTTCAGGCGTTTGGTCTTGGCCTTCGGGTTGACGAAGGCTTCCAGCTGTTCGGTGGCAACGGCGCTGCCCTCCGGCTTCTTCGAGGGGCGCTGCCCCCAATTAACCTGCTGCGACATTAAGGCTCTCCCTGACCATCAGAGCGCGGATTTCCTGCGCCAGCGCCTGTACGTCCTGCGCGGCGGGGCTTGCGGGTTCGGTTTCGACGGCCGTCATGCCGAGGCGCACGGCCTTTGCATATTCCGTCCGGTTCCGGATGGCGGCGTGCATGACAGGGATTTCGAAACCCGCAAGGGCTTCGTTGACCTCTGCCCCGAGCTTCGTGCCGGAGAAAAGCCGGTTGATGACGAAGCGGGTCTGGAGGTCGGGCTTGATGACCGAACATTCGTTCACGAGGTCAATGATGTCCTGCGCGGCCCAGACGTCGAAGGGTGACGGCTGGACGGGTATCAGGACGATGTCGCTGGCGGCGATGGCGGACTTGGCCAGCTCGTTCACCCGCGGCGGGCCGTCGATGACGATCCAGTCGTAATGCTGGCCGATGGCGCTGACCTCGCGGTGCAGCGTCGGCTTGGGCAGGCCGATGACCGGAAACTTGTCCGGCGCGCTGCGCTGCGCTTTCCAGTCGAGCGCCGAGCCTTGCGGGTCGGCATCGACCAGCAGCACGGTGCCGCATTCGGCCAGTGCGGTTGCGATGTGGATAGAGAGCGTGGTCTTGCCGACCCCGCCCTTCTGGTTCAGGAGCGATATGACTGTCATTCTTTGCCTCTTGCTGTCCCCTGCGCGTGAGTATAGCCTCAAAACTTCAAATACTCAAACCCTCAAAACTTCAAGGGCTTGGCTTCATATACTCACCTACTCATTTACTCACAGCGGGGCAGCAGATGGCAAATTGGACGACATGCGGGCAGGACATCATCGAGGGCGACGTCATCCGCTGGACGGAGGCGGTCTGGAAACCGACGCGCCGCAAGAAGGCAAAGCCGGTGAAGATCGGGACGCGCAAGCTGGTCGGGCAGGTGGTCAAGGCCGACGCGGAATGGCTGACCGTCACGCTGAAGCGGTGCGAGGTCGAGCCCGCCGTGGGTTGGTGGCGCACCATTCCGCTGCTGAAGGGCGAAGCGCGGCGCAAGCGCGCGTCGATCGCGCGGACGGCCGAGCGCCTGCTGTGGTCGGACGAAAGCGCCCGGGAGGCCGTCACGCGGCCAGATAACGCGCCACGCCTTTGAGGCGTTTGTGCGCGTGTGCGCAATATGTGGGTTCCAGCTCGATGCCGATGTATTTGCGGCGCAGCAGCGCGGCGGCGGCCAGCGTGCTGCCGCTGCCGGCGAACGGGTCGAGCACGACGTCGCCGGGGTCGGTGAAAGCCTCGATGAGGGGCGAGAGCGTTTCGACCGCCTTTTCGGTCGGGTGGAAGCGGTTGCCGGAATAGTGCCACGGCTGCACGTCGTCGAGCGGCTGGCGGGGCAGGGAAGGCCGACCCTTGGCGAGGACATAGGCCTGCTCGTGGGTGCGCTTCAGGAAGCGGCGGCTGGATGCGTACTTCTTGCGCCAGACGATATGCTCGACGGGCGTCAGGCCCGCGGCCTTCCATGCGGCCATGAAGGCATCGATGGCCTGCCATCCATAAAAGGATACGCAGAGCGTGTCCGGCTTCATGACACGGTACACCTCGGCGAAAGCGCCGAGGACGGCCGTGTCGCCGGCGCCGTCGTTCCGGACGCGGCGGCCGTACCTGTCGCGGTACGCGACGAAGTAGGGCGGGTCGGTCAGCACCAGATCCACGCTGGCGTCGGGCAGGGTCTTCAGCACCTCGGTGCAGTCGCCGGTGATGATGGTCATGCGCGGCCTCCCAGCACCCGAAGGCTCTTGTCAGCTTGTTGGCGCATCAGGTCAGCGACAGCGGCTCGGCCCAGATCGCGCAGGATTTTCTCGGCCATGCGCAGGCAGTCCATCGAATCGTGCAGCGCCTGCTCGGCGGTGATGTTCTCTTGGTCGAAGGTGTTCATTGCAGCACCTCCAAGGCGTCGTCGAACAGCTCGCGCTCGTGCGCTTCCAGAATCTCGGCGGCCAGGTCGAGGTTGAAATCTTCGGTATCCATGTCTTCGCTCCCTTTGTGCGGTTCAACATGGCCACCGTCAAACAGGCCTGAAGGCGCGGACGGTCATAGAATTTTGGCCCCGCGAGGAATCCCGCCATGCTTTGCATGTGGAACATGCGGCGGGAGGGGAAAATTCGTCATTGACGGGACGCGCGGGCCTGTTAGGTGTCCAGTGAAGTTGAAACGCCTCCAAGGGGCGCTTATGGATAAACCGACATCAACGTCACTGCGCTGGATTGCTGGAACGTGGGGGAGTGGTCATGACCACATGCGGGCTGCGATGCTCTGTTCTTCTTCGCCAACAGCATTGGCGTAGATAGCTGTCGTGGTCAGCTGCGCATGGCCGAGCCACTTCTGCACCATGTTCAGGGCGATGCCCTTGCTGACAGCCTGAATGCCAAACCCGTGACGCAGACCTTTCGGGCAGGCGTGGGGGCCTGCCGCGATGCCGGCAGCATCGATCACGTCCTGCACCTTGCGATAACCCGTCATCCGGCTCCACGGCCAGAGACGCTGGGCTGCTCTGCTGCCGCCCTTGCGCTGCAGCTCGCGGATGCCGTGCACCATATCGAGCGTGTCGATGAGGTCGGGCGGTACCGGCACCTGACGGAACACGCCCTTCTTGCGCTTCTTGAGGCTCTCGAAGGTGATGACGCGGCCGGACAGGTCGATGCTCTGCGGGGTCAGGGCCAAGGTCTCGGATATCCGGCAGCCTGTATAGAGGATGGTCGAGCAGAACGACCGCACCTCGCGGGGGGCCTTCTGGGCTGCCCGGAGGAAGCCCTTGCGCTCGTCCTCGGTGAAGTAGAGGCGGCGTCCTTGCTGGTCGAAAATCTGCATTTTTGCCCCGTTTGTGACAGAACTCATGATTACTGTATCAGGTCGCCGCCTGCAAGGGGCAGGGAAGTCGGGCTTTTCTGCGGGTTTGGGCTGCGCGGCGGGCGGCTGGCTGTTACAGAATTACCAATTCTGTAACACGGCTGGGGACGGTACTTAAAGTCCGTGGACTTATGGTCATCAGCGGTGATTCGATAGGGCTTGCCCCGAAAAGAGAATGATGAGGCAATCAAGCAGGCGTTCGGCCAGCGTGTGCGCGAGCTGCGCACCGCGAAAGGGCTTTCGCAGGAAGCCCTCGCCCTCGCGTGCGATCTGGATAGAACCTACATCGGCGGCATCGAGCGCGGCGAGAGAAACGTCAGCCTCGTCAACATCCAGAAGATTGCCGATGCGCTGGATGTGCCAGCGCGGGAGCTATTTTGAACCCGCCGCAGGAATTCCTCGACGCGCTGGCGAAGATAACGGCCAAGCGTGCCAAGACGGTCATCGACCATATCCTCAAACACGGCCACATCACGACCGAGGAATTGAAGGACGTTTACGGATACGACCATCCGCCGCGCGCCGCGCGTGACGTGCGGGAGCAGGGCATCCCTCTCGAAACCTTCTCGCTCAAGGGCGCGCATGGCCGCAGCATCGCGGCGTATCGCTTCGGCGACCTGTCGAAGGTCGAGCGCCACAAGCTGGGCGGCCGTCAGGTTTTTTCGAAGCTGCTGAAGACCGACCTGTATGCGAAGCAGGACGGACGCTGCGCCATCTGCTTTCAGGAATACGAAGACCGTTACCTGCAGATCGACCATCGCGTGCCGTATGAGGTGGCCGGCGACGACGTAGCGGACCAGTCCAATCAGGCCGCGTTCATGCTGATATGCGGCTCCTGTCAGCGCGGCAAGTCATGGACGTGCGAGCATTGCCCGAACTGGCAAAAGATAAAAGACCGCAAGACGTGCATGTCCTGCTATTGGGGCACGCCCGAAGCCTACACGCATCTGGCGATGCAGCAGGTGCGGCGCGAAGTCGTGACGTGGACGGACGACGAGGTCAAAAACCATGCGCGCCTGTTGAAGCACGCGCTGCAGGCGAAGATGCCGCTGCCCGATTACATCAAGAAGATTCTGGACGAGAAGGGTTAAGCCGTCGCCAGCAGGTCGAGCTGGTCGACGGGCGTTTCCTCCGGCGACAAGGTGACGCTGACCTCGATGCCATCGCCCAAGCCGGGCGATAGATAGACGGATTCCACCGTCTCGGCGGTGTCGCCGTTGAGCGTCGCCTGCGACGACCTGCCGGTGTTCACGAGGACGCGCGTCAGGTTCAGCGACTTCGGCAGCTCCTGCCCGTATTCCTTGTCGCCGAGGCGGCCGTCGAAGCTGAGCAAGTACGGCACGCCGCGGATGTTCAGGCGTTCCAGATTGTCAATGAGCTTGCCGAGGTTCAGCTGCTGGTGATAGCGCGGGTCGCGGACGCCGCTGACGCCCTGATACGGCGGGTCCATATAGACGAGGTCTTTGGACGTGGCCTCCTGCATCAGGTCGGCATAATCGGCGCATTGCACGCGGCAGCGCTTCGACAGGATTTTGCTGGCGCCGAGGATCTGCTGGCGCATCTTCTGCGGGTTCATGCCCGTGCGCCGATGGTCGGCTGACTGGTTGAATTCGCCATAGGCGTTGAAGCGGACGGCGTTCTTCACGCAGCGCGCCATCAGGTACAGCAGATGCACGGGCTGGTGGCTGCGGTTGTATTCCGACCGCACCTGCAGATAGTGGTCGCGCGGGTTTTCTTTCTGCGCTTCCCATACCGCTTCGTAGTCGTCGGCCAGTTGCTTCGGGTCTTCGATGATGGCTTTCCAGAGGGACGCCAGCGGGTCGAGGGAATCCCCGATGACGTACCGCGCCGCCACGTTCCGCGCCGCTGCGGCCAGCGTCATTGCCGCCGAGCCTGCAAAGGGTTCGTACATGGTGGCCACGCGCTCGGGCGCGTAGCTGAGTATCAGCGTGGCGAGGCGGCGCTTGCTGCCCTGATAGGGGATGGGGTGAGGGATACTTATCGTCATCAGACCCGTCGAAGCCATCATCCCGCATGGCCGGCCCGAGAGTCAACGATTGCGGCTTTCGAGCATCAGCGGTTTGTCTTCTTCCTCGATGGCGCCGTGCAGCGGAATTTCTTTGCCGCGCTGGTATCCGGCATAAAGGCCTGTCTTGTCGTTATCGCCGGTGGGCTTTCTGGATTTGATGTTGAGGTCTTCCAGAAATTCCTTCACGGCAGCGTCTTTCACGACGACGAGGTCGCGGCCGGTTGCGGACCTGACATTGCGCTGCCGCTCTTCGACCAGCTCTTTCACGCGCTTGTGGATTGCCGCATTGAAACCGATGCCGTGGGAGCGCCTGAACGTACGGACGTTGCGCGGCCGATACTCTTGCTGGTCGAGCTTGACGATGCTCTGCCATGAGCGATGCAGATAGGTGAAGGTCATTTTGGCCGCAGCAATATCGGGCGGCGTACCGACAAACAGCAGCTGAAGGTTCGGTCCGCTGCGCCCCGAATAGTAAAACGCCTGCGCGTCATACAGCATGGCCGCATTGCCGGCGAGGGATGCAAGCCACGTCGATTGCCGGCCGCCGTCCAGCTCCATATCCTCGCGCGTTACGCTCCCGCTGTCGCTGAAATCGATGTCGGCCAAAGCAATCTGGTGTTCCGTCATAAGGCGGTTCGCCATGCCGAGCGCGGCTTCGGCCTCGTGCTGGTTCGCGGAATTGGCGAGGGAGAAAAGCTTTTTCAGCTTCTCGATGAGCTTGGCGTATTTGTCGGGCGGCGGTCGCTGTCTGTCTTGCTGTGATGTCATGATCATTTACTCATTTGAGGGGTTGAAAAGATGCCCCGATGCCCGAAGGCACCGGGGCGAGTTTGACCATGGCGGTTACGAGGGGAGACGGAGGATTTCAGGCACCCAGCCTTTGCCGGCCAGTTGCTCCTCGGCAAACTTGGCCATGTCGCCTTTCTTCATCGTTGCCGGGGGCAGGGAAGCGCCGACCTCCTGCAGGGCTTCGACGATTTGCGGTTTGCCGACTTTGCCGAAGTAGTTCTCTGCCGTGGGCGTGAACCATTCGGCCATGTCGAGGTTCAACTCGCAGGCCAGCTGCGTCGCGTTCTCGAGTCTGTCGCCGCGGCGGTCGTTCTTGCGCTCCACAGCGTGGACGGTCTTTGCCGTGCAGAAGGCCAGCAGGTCGAGCAACGTATTGATGTCCTGCAACATGCACCATGACCACAGAGCATCCGGCGTGCCGGGGATTTTGTGGCCCCAGTTTTCGCGGGCTGCTTCCAACTTGTCGAACGCCTTGGAGCCTTCGACCGCGTCGAGGTCGCGGGACGTGATGCGGAAGCCAAGGCAGCTTTCGACGTAGTTGTCGAACACCTCAAGCGCCATGGTGTAGACCACCGCGGCAAGCGCGATGCGCCGGTCGTCCATCAGGCAGGCTGCGATGGCGGCCGACTTGTGTTCGGTCAGGCTCTCGATGAGGGCTGCGGACAGGGCGGGGGATTGCTCTGCCGGTTCGGTTTGACCGTCTGCTGCAGGTGACGCCTTGCCTTTGGCTTTGCCTTCAGGCTTCGGCAGGTCTTCCGGTCGCGCGAGTCCGCGATAGATTTCCTGCTTGCCGTAGTAGTCCATGCTGACCACGGCGCCGCAGTATGACAGCTGCTCGGGTGTGAAGGATTCCTCGCGGCCGTCCTCGATTTCTTCGAGACGCTGGTCAATCTCGTCGATGCGGTCAGGCCATTCGGCATCCTCATCGGCATCGTATTCGGCTTCGAGCTTTGCGCGTTCTTCTCCGAGCTTTTTGACCTCGGCTTCCAGCTCCGCAGGCAGCGGGGCTTTCTGCGCATAGACCTGCTTGAACTTGTTGCGGGCGGTGTAGTCGAACTCCTCGCGGGCTTCGACCCATTTCCAGCCCTCTTTCTGGAGCTTTGCCGCGGCCTTGTCGAGCTTGTCGGTGATCAGCTTTGCGAGCAGGGCGGTGTCTTCGACATAGCCGTCCTTCTCGTCGTTGCTGAACAGGTCGCGTTTGACGGTGCCGCCTGCTTTTTCGTAAGCCTTGAGACCGACGAATTTCACGCGCTTGTCGGTAATGCGGATGTCATCCTCGGTCAGCATGCCGCGGACGTCATCGGCATCGTTATGCGGGCGCAGCTTTGACAGCACTTCTTCCTGCGCTTCGTGGTCGTCGGTGATGGCGAAGGCCATGACCATGTCGAGGGTGATCTTCCCGGCGCGGTATGCCTCGATGACCTTGGGACTGACGCGGGCCAGCTTCAGTAGCTTCACAACCCAAGCACGGGCTTTGCCGAAGGCGGCGGCGACATCATCGATGGATTTGCCTTTGTCGATGAGGTCACGGAATGCCTCGAACTCGTCGGCGGGGTGCATGTTCTCGCGCACCACGTTCTCGGCCAGGCTGATTTGTTCCGCGTCGGCATCGGCGGGCAGGACGGTGCAGCGGATACCGTCTGCGGCCTTCAGCTCTTTGCGGTCGGCAAGCAGCTGCAGCGCGCGCAGGCGTCGGCTGCCGGCGACGACGTGGAAGTTCTGGCCTTTGCCCTTGGCGGGGATGACGGTCAGCGGGTTGATGAGGCCATCGGCCGCGATGGATGCGGCCAGTTCGTTGATACCTTCATCGGACACGGTGCGGCGGGCGTTGCCTTCCCATGCGATGAGCTTGTTCAGGGGGATGTGCTGGATGTCGGTCATGGTGGTTTCCTTTCGGTTGGGGTGGATAGTTACGGTTGTCCGGTGGCAAAGTCGCCTACGGTGCCTCTGTGGCCGCAGTGCTCGCAGATGCAGGGGGAATTGTTATCCCACTCTTCGCTGGCTTCAGACGCCTGCGCAGCGTCGGTGCCATTGGGCAGAAGGCGAACCCAGATTTGAGCGAGAACGTCGATGCGGCTATCTGCGCCACAGTTCGGGCAGCACATTTCCCAAGCTTGTTTTACGGTGGTCATCATGCTGCACCTGCACTCTCTTGAGCCTTGTCGTGCTGATCGCCGATGTCGTTCAGCAGTTTGGCGGCTTCCATATACGCCTGCTTGTGACGTGCCTCGAAACCTTTGTCAGGTCTGGAGTTTGCGAGCGCTTCGGCGCACTTCCTGAGCGTCTGGTACTCGCGACTGTTCCATTTGATGCTGCTGGTCATGCTTTTACCTTTCGGGTTAAGGGTTAAGGTATGAGGTTGCGGATGTTGCGCCTGACGGACTGCAGGATGGCCGTGACGTGGATCAGAGCGCCGAGGACGCCGTTCTGGTCGTTTTCGCGGCAGGCTTTCGCAGCCTTCGAGATGTGACCATCTGCCTGCTGCAGGAGGTCGAAGGCGGTGCCTTTCGGGGTGGCTTCTGCCACGTAGTCGCTGACGGAGGTCGTTTCCTCGTGGACGTATCCGCCTTGCTCGAACTGCTCCCGCACCTGTGCGCAGGCGTCCTGCGGCGTGTCGGCCGTGACGGTGGCTGCGTAATGAACGGTTTCGCTGAAGCGGACGGTGTACTGCTTTGCCATGATTAAGCCTTTCCATTGCGGTGAAGAGCGAGAGCCGCGCGCAGGAGCGCGAGGGCGCTTTCGAGCTTGCGGTCGAGGTCGAGGACAGAGCCGATGGCGCCGTTCTGGTTGCCTTCAGCATCGATGGCCATGATGCCTTCGGACACTCGGAGCTGCGCATCGTCGAGGATTTCGCCAAGCGCGTGCAGGTTGGCCGATATGGCTGCGCGGGTTACCGTCATGTTCAGTCCTCCGTCTTGCTGTTGAAGGGAAGAGAGGGGGCGCTTACGCGCCCGCCTCGTCTTCGTCGGCCTTGCGCAGGACGATCTTGCCGTCTACCGGCACGCAGTCGAGCTGGATGTTGAAGCCGTTGCCGTCTTCGTGCGGCCATGCGGCGCCGATGCGGGTCCAGAAGCCTTTGCCGCCGTCTCTGCCCTTGCGGACGTGGAATGCGGACATCGTGGGGGCCTTGTTCTCTTTCTTCTTCGTCATGGTCTTTCTCCTTTTGTTTTGCGTTGCCTCTCGGGCATGTCCCCGAAAAGCCAGCAGCGGGGGCGGCGTCATACAGGAAAATTGGGGGAAACCTTCAGGGGGAACCGATTATTCCTGTTGACGCGGGAAGCGCCCGCGTATGGCATGGGACAGCACGATGCTTGAGAGGTACGCAAACGGAGAAAGCTGACGGGGCAGGGAACAGGCATCACGGCGTGTCTTCCTTTTCCCACCGCGCACAGGCGGGGTCTTTAAGGCGGATGTCGGTACCGGGGCCATTCGTGGCTGCACGTTTGGCGATGGCGCATTTCCAGTAGCGCTTGCCTTGCTGCCGGTAATAGGCGTGACGGCACGTCCTGCAGGTTTCGCCGGCAGGGCCGGGAAGATCCGAGGCGCGGGCTTCGCGCCGCGTTCCCTTCAACAGCGCAGGCTTACGCTGCAGGGCGGCTGCGGATACCGGATTGCCGAAGAGGTCGCTGGCGGTCATGGCAGGCAATCGTCGCAGATAGGCTTGAAGAGCGTGGTCGGCTTGTTGCATCCTGCGCAGACCAAACCCGGCTGAAGAACAGGCGCAGCGGCTTTCGCTGCTTCGACGGCATCGGCAATGGTCTTGTATTCCTGATCCTTGTAGGTGATCGTCCGGACGACAGGGTCTTTGCTGGTCTCGCGCCGGTCGCAGATCTGCAGACCGGGATAGTCGGTGGCCTCCCAGACGTAAACGCTGCCGCCTTTGTGCAGCTTCATGTGCAGTTGGAGTTTGGCTTTGAGGGACATGGGCGGGGCCTTTCGTCAGCAGGAATAGTGGGCTTTGAGGTATTTGCCGTCGGGCAGGGGGATGTAGATGTATCCGGCGAAGCTGTCGCCCTCCATGCCGCCGTCTTGATACTGGTCGACAAAGACGTGTTTGAAGGAGCCCCAGTCCTCGTCCTGCGATTGCCCGGTTGGCTTGTCTACGATTTCGAGGGGCGCCCAGCTGCTGGGTGCTTCGGCCTCCGAAAGGCAGCGACGGATGTCCGCAACATATGCGCCGGTATACGTGCCGACCATCTGCCGAAGAAGCTGTTCGTTCCGGTCAACGATAGCCTCCTGTTCCTTGTTCATCGCCACCATGGCTTCGACCATGACAACGAAGGTGCTGGCGTCCTCGGCATATAGGTTGTCCCCGCAGATGAGGACATGGATAATCGCTGTTCCCTCCGGGCATTGAGCGATCAGCTTTTTAGCGAACTCGAACTCGCTACCTATCGGGCGCATCTCACGCGGTGACATGCCCGGCTCCTTGACGATGAAGTATGTTTTGTCGGTCATGCTGCACCTGCCTTTGCCTGACGCGCTTGCAGGCGCTGGATGGCCGCGATGGCGTCATCGAGGTTGTCGGCCGTCATGACCAGATCGCCATCGGCGAGGTCTGGCGCGCGGACAACGAGGGTGATTTTCGGGTTCTTGAAGAAACGGCCGATTTGGTCGAGGTGGTGGGCGATGCTGTCGGTGATGTGGGCGGGGATTGTCATGCGGCCTCCTTGTCGGGCTTTGCCGCTTGGGCTTGGCCGTCGCAGGTGCTATGCCAGATCTCGGTACCAGACCAGTTGCCGACCGCGCTGCCATGCTCCGGCTTGAAGCCACGTTTCCCGCATTTGGAGCAGCGATCCCAGAACCGGCGTTTCAGGTTTTGCCAAGGATGGAACTGGATGCGCCAGTGCCAGACATGCCAGCGGGGATGCTTATACCAAGGCTGCGTCCAGCGAAGCAGGCAGCCGTAGACAATGGCTGCGAAGTAGGAAATCCGCTCTTCCTTGTCGGGGAATCCGTACGTCCCGACGATGGAGTTGTGCAGTGAGTCTACGTTGTTTTCCGAGAAGGAAATGATGTCGTACAGGTACTCGTTCATGAACCTGTCGGTACGGCGGCGGTCATGGTTGTAAAATTCCCAAGCCGCGACCCTGAACATGCCAAGGCCGATAGCGATGGTAGAGAGGCGCGGTTTGCCGTCTTCCGCAAACCAGCCATGGTCGAAATCGAAGCGGAAGTCTTTCTTAATGCGTGCGAGCATCTGCTCGTCGCCATGGCGCGCGCGTTTGAACCATCCGCAGCTGTCGTCTGTGCCGTCCTTCTCGGGATCGACGTGCCAGATTGTGATGAAGGTGGCGCGGTATCCCTTTGGCCATAGCTTGCAGGGCTTGCGCTTCCATGGATATTTGATCTCGAAGGCGACTGTATGGGGATCGTGCATAGGCGTGGTCCTTTCGTTTAGGGGGTTGGTCGAGTCACAATGGAGGGATGAGAGCGCGGCGCAGACAGGACGAACAGCGGATGAAGGACCGCGCCCGCCGTGTCATGCGGCTGTGGCGGGTGCCCGCGCCATCGGTCCGAGAGGTCGGGCGTCTGGCTGCGGTGCATTGCCGCGCCTGCTCCTGCTGGATGTGCGCAGGGCAGACGGAAGTCGCGCCGATGCGTGAGCGTCGGTTTCTGGGCGACTAGCATCAGGCGTCCTTTCTGCCGGGGTAGATGCTCACGGGGCAGATGAACTCCTGCTCCAAGCCGCCACCATCAACGTCGAGGACGTGCCAGCTTGTTTCGCCTTTGCTGATGAGGACATCGGCACCGGCAGGCATCCGCTCAAGGCGCTGTATCAATTCCCAGACTTTCATGGCGCGCGGGTCTCCTGCGTTTGGTCATGCTTGCCGAGGGCGGCGCGGGCTTTATCCCCGCCGTCGCGCAAGATGCGGTCGAACGCGTCTTCATAGGTTTCGGGGGAAGCGTAGTAGAGCAGGGCCTCGGTCATGACCTCGTTCTCTGCCTGCAGCCGTGCGATCGGACTGTCCGGCAGCGGCCGGCAGGGGTCGAGCGCGTCTTCGAGATCGGCGTCAGGGTAGTCGCGCTGGATCAGCTCTTCGAAGCGCTTGCGCAGGTTGCCATATTCTGTCGCGTTGAACTGGCCGAAGCACTCGTGGCACATCTCTGCATCGTCCGGTGTCGCGGTTTGCGCGGGCTTGCCGCAGCAGACGCAGGGAAGGCTGGGTGGCTGCGCTCCGATAATCTCTTTTGCCCGGTCAACGGTGTCTTGCGCTACTTGCAGAACCATCCACTTTGCCGGTTCCGTTCCGCCGGCCGGGTCTTTGATGACGTTCATCAGCACCTGAACATTCGCGCTCAGCTGCTGCACGATGTCGATCATCTGCTGCGGCACGGCTGGCTTTGTCGCGGCGCGGGTGTTCCATGGATAAGCAGTTGTTGCGCTGCATTGATTACACGCGGGATCATGGTGCAATCCTTTATCCTTGTCTCCCTGCGGATAATAGGCAACACCTTCTGGGTCAATGTCCTTACACCCGCAAAACGGGCAAGGCAGAAGCTCTGGGGTGGGTAATTTATCTATAGCTTTCTGTGCAGTCATGGCGGTTAGCTCCGTGCGGTTTGGCCGTCGATGAAAACCTGCATGGCCTCGATGGCTTCGGCCTTGTTGTCGCAGCTGGTGGTGAAGTCCTGCCGGCTGTCGGGCGCTTTGCTCGGCGCGAAGACGAGCAGCGCGAAGTGCGTGCCGTCGCCGAAGATGCCGTGCAGCGCCTTGTAGGCGGCCGTCATCTGGTCGAGGCGGGCTTGGACGTTGGGGGGCAGGTCGTTGATGGTGGTCATGGATTCCTCCGGTTGTTAAAGGTTGGTGGGGCGGCTCCGAGTGCGCTGGAATTACTCGGCATGGTTTTTAGCACCATTCCACGCCGACCGCCCCATAAGCGTTTATGCAGGCACCCGTGCCGCATAGGCGGCCTCGATCTTGTCCATGAACTTCTCGGCCCATACGGCGGCATCCTTGCCCTGTTCGGCGACCATCTTCGATGCGGCTGCATCCATGTCCGCGCCTTCTGCGGGCTTCGAGATGACGGTTTTAATCAGGGCGAGAGCGTGAAAGGCCATGAACTGGCCTTTGAGTTCTTCGGCGAGTTCCTGTTTGATTTGGCGGTCGATCATGATGGTGGTTCCTTCTTGTGAGGCGAAGCGTGGGGGCGCTCCGCCGGATGATTTACCCCCCCCAGAGGGATTACATAAACGCAATCAGGCGAGGCGCTTTTTGCGCGCAAGCCAGAGGGGGATTTCATAGCTGGTGGTGTACTGGCTCCAGTTCGTCTGGCTTTTGGGAAGCCATTCGCGCCGGCCCTGCGGCGTCTCGACGAGCAGCGCGTTGTCGGTTTCCTTGACGCGGCGGGCGTGGATGGTGACGGTCTGGTTCATCGGGGTTCTCCTTTCGGCTAGATGAGGCGTTTCTTCTTGGCCAGCCATTCCGGCAGGGTGATGGTGTTGGCCGTCCATGACGTGATCTGGCTTTTGGGTACCCGGACCTGCCCGAAGCCGCCATCGACCAGCAGGGCGCGGTCGGTTTCGTGGACGATGTGGACGGCGATTTCGGTGTACTGGGTCATGGCATGGCTCCGTGTTGTTTCCAGATGCGGTATTCCTGACTGGCCCACGCGAGGATGGCGAGCATCATCAGCTCGTCCGGGTGCGCGTCTTTGGGAAGGTTGCCCGTGCGCTGGAGCGCCGCCCAGCAGGCGCGCTTGAAGGCAGGGTTCTGCGGCAGATGCTCGCGCCAGAAATCGACCTCGCCCATGTTGTGCTGCCGGACATGGAGGCCACTATCCAGTGGCACAGCACGGTCATCGGACGGTTTCAGGGCGACGCCGCCGTTACCGCGCCAGCGGACGTGGGCGCCGACACGCACGGGCGATCCGTGCCCGAGGATGACGCAGGGGCGGTTCCGGAGTTCGTCCAGCCATTTGCGGTCGCGCAGCGCGGGGTCTTTCGGTAGCAGCATCCTCAAGAGGGGCGGGTTTAAGGCCCGCCCCTTCCCTGTGGGTTCTCGGCACAGTGGGCCGCCTGTGCCGTTGGCGGTAGTAATCAGCTTTCGATGACGCGCCAGACGGCGAGGGCTATCAGGAACGCGCCGATGGCCAGCGACCACGCGATGCTGCGGAAGAACATCTCCGGCTGGATGCCTTCGTCGTCTTCGTAGGGGTCGGTGATCTGGCCGGCGCTGCGCGTCAGGGCTTCTTCGTCCTGCGCTGTGCGCATCCGTCTTGCGATGTTCGGATCGACGGTCATTCTTCCGCCTCCGTCTTTTGCGATTCCCAGAATGCTTTGGACCACGCGAGACAGGCCTGCTCGCCTTCCTCCAGCGTTTCAGCATAGAGCCATGTGAATTTGGTATGTCCCCATGAGTAGCTGGCACTAGCGCGGTCACGGCGCCATTTGGGGACGGGGGTGCTGAGTTTGAAGATGTATCCGGCGCAGATGCCGTAATCGAGCATGATGCCGGGCAGCTCTGTCGCGTCATGTTCGTATTCGTCCATGTCGCGGAACACGCCTTCCCATTCGGACAGGGCCTTGATGAAGGCCTGCCGCATCTTGGCGTCGTCCTCAATCGCCCATTCCGCGAATTCTTCGAACTCGTCGGACACTCTGTCGCAGGCGACGGCGGATGCGACATGCAGGATGTGGTCGATGCGGCAGACGGCGGACTCGAAGTCCTCCATCTTCGCGCTGGACAGGGCTTGCTCGGTGATGATCTGGGTCATGCTGCACCGCCTTTTGCTTTGGCGACAATGGCAGCGCCGTCCGCAATTATTTTATTTAGCTCCTGCAGTCCGGCGTAGCCGTTGTGGCAGTTGACCGGAAAATCTTTGTCCCATTGAATAAGTCTCTCGATGATGGACTTCATGGCTGGCGCGGCGGCGGCAATGCTGGCGCGGCGGCGGTCTTCAGCGGACGGGTGATTGATGGTGAAGACGGTTGGATCGTTTGTGAAAGTCGTGACATAGACTGTCAGATAATCCTCGCCTTCGTGTACCCTCCACGCCTCGGTGATTTGCTTCTCGGTCATCACGCACCTGCCGGCTGCAGGCGGGACTGGCCGACGATGCAGCGGAAGCATCCGAAGCTGACGAGGTATTCGACCTCGGCCGCGTAATGCACCTTCAGCACCGTCCCGACGGTCTGCGGGTCGAGCTTGTCAGCGACCTTGTCGCCGATCTGGAAGGCAGCCTTGCCGGCGCGGGCCGCGTGCAGGACGCGGTCAACGAAGCTGGCGCGGTTGCTGCCGGGCACGATGGAAGCGGTGGTGGTGAGGCCGCGTTCGGTGAGCGCGCGGCGGGTGTGGATGGAAAAGACGTTGGTCATGGTGTCCCCCTGTGGGTTGTTGGCCTGCAAACATTCGCATAGAGCGAAAAAGCAGTCAACGGGAAAAATTCGCAGGGGACGAAATTTTGTTTCGAATTATGACCAGATGGGCGGCAGGCCTAGATGTCGCGGTCTTGCGGCCGGTCGTCGTATAGCCGGTCGATGAGGGCGCTGTTCATGAACCAGTGCCAGAAACCCTTGGCCGCGAGGATGGACAGGAGTGTCAGGAAGGTGTTCAAGTGGCTGTCGCGGTCACTCTCGATGATGCCGAAGAATCCGCATAGCGCGGCGGTGACGAAGCAGAAAGCGACGGTGAAGAGAATCCCGTGGCGTTCCCGCTTTTCACGGCGCAGCCTTTGTGCGCGCCTGGCTTCCCAGTCCGGTTTCACCGCGCGGGGTTACGGGCAGGTGTAGGTGAATTCGTAATCGAGGCGGGTGATCTTGCGGGATTCAGCGACGCTGCACTTGCGCTTTTTCAAGAAGGTTTCGGCCACGCGCTGGAAGCTCTCCTGCTGCGGCGCGGCCTTCACCAGACCGAGGGTTGCGCCTTCGGCCTTGCCGCTGCTGATCGCGGTGTCGAGGCTTGTGGTGACGATGAGCTTGCCTTCGCGCGCGTTGTCGAAGACGCGCCATGTGTCCTCGGTGTCGGTCACTTCCTGATAGACGACCTTTCCGTAGGTGGCATCGACGTAACGCAGGGTGTCGGCGCTTGGCGCATCGACGCAGCCTGTCAAGAGGGTGGCGATGGCGGCAGTGATGGTCGAGAGGTAAATCAGTCTTTCCATGGCGCGGGCTCCTTGCTGTTCGGGAAAAGGTAGATGACGTTGCCGCGCTTGGTCAAGCCTTGGCTTTTTTTGGGGCGCCGTTGTCGGTGAGCCTTGCCGCGGTGAAGATCGCATCCACGATGCGCCTGTCATCCGGGCCGAGGCGGCGATAGTCGTCCATGAGCGCGCGGTATTCCTGCGGAACCACGTCACGCGGGTTCACGAAGAGCTGCCACGGGGGAATGTTCAGCGCAGCGCTGATGTCGCGGATAAGGTCGTCGTTGAGACGATCCTTGCCTGCGCAAAGGTCGCTGATGATGCTCGGCGGCTTGTTCAGCGCGTCGGCAAGGCGCTTCTTCGCGCCTCTGTCTTTCAGCAGTTCAGCCAGTCTGTGGATCATGCGGAGCATCTTGCGGGCTTGCTTTCTGTCAATCCATAACCCATAAGCGAAAATGCGCTTGACGCGAATTTCGTCCTATGCGAAGTTTTCACGCATGACTGCAATCTGCGAAAAAGTCAGGGCGTGGCGTATGAGAGAGGGGTTCACGCTTGTACAAGCGGGAGCCGCTCTTGGTCTTTCCCCGAGCTACCTGTGCGAGATAGAGAACGGGAAGAAGGACTTCTCAACGTCGGTCATCCGAAAGTTCCTTAAGACCGCGCCTGACTTTTTCACAGCGAATGATTTCTACCAACCCGTCGCCTAAGAAACGGGGCTCTAAAAACTAAACATAACTAATTGACTTATCGAAATAAGTCAAGGTTTTGCAGGGGTGCAAACGTAAGTTTTTTCAGGGGGCTTCATGCACGATCCACGTGCGTCCGGTTGCAAGGCCGGTTTCCATACACCGAATACCATTACCGCCGCCCTTAGAGGCGGCGTTCCTGTTTTGGCCTTGGCGCTGGAAGGTGCTGCATGACGGCTGTGGTGGAAGTCTGGTCTTGGCGGCAGGCGGTTCAGCGGTCGGCTTTGAAGCCCACGACGAAGCTTGTTCTGCTCAATCTGAGCATTTACATGAACGAAGCTGGCGAGTGCTGCTATCCCACGACGCGGCAACAGGCGCTGGATACCGGCCTGTCCGAGCGCGCGGTCTGCACGCATCTGGTGCTGGCCGTCGAGGCCGGTCTGCTGGAAAAAGCCCGCCACGGTTTCGGGGGTCAGGGCTGGGCGCGGAACGAGTACATGGCCCGCCTGCCGGATGGTTTCCAGTTCGGAAAACGCGCTGAACGTGGTTCAGCGCGTTCGCGCGGAAAGGCACTGAACGTCGTTCCGGAAGGCACTGAACGTCGCGACGTAAAGGCACTGAACGAGGTTCAGTGTAACTCTCCATTGAACACTCCAAAGAACTCTCCAAGCGGGGGTTTTTCAGAAGATGGAAAAACGTCTTCGCCCTTCCGCATCGACCACCTGCTGTCCGACATGGCGCGGGTGCGGGCGCGCAGCGCTGCGCCGGGCTGGGACATCCAGCTGCTCATGCGGGTGTACGACGAGAACGTGAACAGCGGGAAGATGCCACGCCCGCGCAGTGCCGATGCCGCTTTTCCGAAATGGTGTGCTGCCTACACCAAGGGGAGGCCGCCTGCGTGAAAGCGAAGGGCAAAAAAGCTCTGCGGTACCGGCTGGTGCAGAAACAGTTCGGCCTGTGCTTCTGGTGCGGCCGTCCGCTGCGCAGCGCGACGCTCGACCACGTGGTGCCGAAGTCGAAGGGCGGGACGCTCGGGCAAGGCAACGCGGTTGCGGCCTGCCTGCAGTGCAACGCGGAGAAGGGCGACCGGAGCGCCGAGGAATTCGTGCGGGCCAAGCTGGCCGCGTTTCGCGATTTCCTGCAGTCCGAAGGTTTCAGCATGGTCAGGAGGGGCTGATGGGTAAAGCGCGCAAGCACTGGAAGGACTGCCCCGCGCCCGGGTGCAGCAACAGCATCCCGAAGGCGAATGTGTTCTGCTTCCGTCACTGGTTCGCGCTGCCGGACGATTTGCGCGACGGCATCGAGGCCGCGCTGCGCAAGCATGACCTGCTGGCCAAGGGCAAGGCGGTCGGCGATGCGCTGAACCACTTCGCGCGCAAGCGGGCCGAGGGCGACGATCCGGCGCGGCAAAGCGTGAAGCGCATGCTGGGGGAGCCGGAGGAATGAGAATTCGCATCTGGCGCTGGATGATCAGGATCGAGCGGCTGACGCCGCTGACGCTGGCCAGAGACCGGATGGATACGAGGGGTTACAGAAGAGCGCTGGATGAACAGCGCCGCAAAACAACGGAGCAACTGAAAAGGGAGATCGAACATGCCAAGGGGAAGGAATCAGACGCAGACCAGCGTGAAACGCATCGCGATTGCGTTCGACCAGAAGACCGCGCAGGAACTTGACCGCATCGCCAAGGAACAGGACACGTCCATCTCGTCGCTCGTCGCGGGCATGGTCGGTCTTTGGCTGCAGGAGTGAGCGCGATGAAACAATCCAGCAAGTTTTTGGGCGGGCAGGTCGCGTCCATTCAGCGCAAGCGCAAAGCTGCCGTGACCGGAGAGCCGGTTAAGAAGCAGGTCGTTGCATACATTCCCGCGGATGTCAGCAGCTGCGGGCGTCGCGGTTATCTGGCTGTCGACGATGCGCAGGCTGTGGGCGCGGTGCTGTGCCGCGCGTGCGGGCTTTACCACGAGGTGGCAGCATGACGGCGGTGGCATTGACACGTCTGGCGCTCGGGTACGGATGGAAGCCGAAGGGCTGGCATCTCGCGCTCGCGGAGCATATCCCGCCGATGGCGGTGATCGGCATCTTCCGTCACGCGATTTACGCCATGAACCACAAAACCGGCACGGTGGTTTTGAGCTTCCACAATCCGGAGCTGGTCGAGCGGGCCGCGGCCTTCAAGCCGTATCTGCGCATGGTACTGGGGCCGGTCGAGATCGAGGGGCCGCGCTATGCGCAGCCGATGAAGGCGCCGCATGCCACGCCGAACGCCGCGGCGGCGGCACGCCTTGCGCATGTGCTTCGACATTCAGGGGAGGAACGTCATGACGGATGAAATCAAACTGGCCACGCCGGAGCGTGCGGGCAAGGGCAAGGTTCTTTTGAAGCCGCGCGAAGTGAGCGCGGGCGGGAACGTGGTGAGCGTGGGACAGGTTGATGCCTGGCACTGCTATCTGGACTTTCTGCACGACGTCGGCCTGCTGGGGCCGGAGCCGCAGGCGTCGCGCCGGCATGATGACGGGCTGGCGTTCTTCGAGCTGTATGTCCGCACGCATCCGTCGCAGAAGTCGAACGTCCGCGATGCGGCGCGCGGCGGTCAGGCCGGTGAAGGCCCGACCTACGAGGGCGACATCGGCACCACGATGGACAAGCTGCAGACGGAATGGCTGAAGGTCACGCAGTACCTCGGCCGCCGTTTCAAGCTGCTGGCGGATTACTGCATCGACGCGATGCCGCCGCCGGCACCTGTGTCGCTCGGCAAGAAGCCCGAGAGCGCGGACGATCTGGCCGAATGGCTGCGCATCAAGGCGCGGCGGGATATGCAGCAGAGTCTTGTGGATGCGCATATCACGGCCTTCCGTCTGGTCTGCCCGGCTGTTCTGGATGCGCTCGACGCCCTGTCGGATGCGATGGAGCGGGCGCATGCGGATGTTTGGGGAGAGAGAGCATGAGGTTATTGCGCGAACTGATGCCTATCGTCTGCTGCGGTTTGTTCTCGGTGATGCTGTTTTACTCTCCAACATCGGCGGTGGCCTTGGCGTTTTCTACCTTCATCGCTGTCGTGGTGGCTCTGCGTGATTAACCTGACCTCAATCCGTACGCCGCTGCAGGTGCACGGCATCCGCGACAAGGCGAACTTGCCGTTCGCGCAGGCGGTGGACTGGGAGGATTTCTGGCGCTGTCGTCGCGCGGGCATGGTCGCGAATGTGGCGGCCTTGTCGAAACGCTGCGCGCCGCGCGAACCCGGCGAGTATATGATCGTTCCGGAGACGCTCGGTCTGACGAAGTACGAAGCGCGCATAGAGGCAGTAAGGCCATCGCGCCACGGGTATACGGAGTTTCATAACCCAGAAAAAGCGTGGCAGCGCCAGTTGGACGATGAGGTCCGTGCAAAACTGGGCTTGCCGAAAAAACCTGTTGACCGTTCCGATGATTTGAAATAGCGTGGTTCTCGTGATGGCGGAGCTATGCCCGCTTCACAAGGTTTCCAAGGCCCCGGTTCGAAAGGATCGGGGCTTTTGCTTTTCGCGCTGCGGAGGTGGGTTCGCTGCAGCGCGGCCAGCTCCGGCGTGCTGTCCCCCTGAAGGCTGCCTCGCCGGGGCTGGCGCTCCTCTTGACACCCTCCTCTTGTTACACACTTGCGCCCGCAGGCTTCACGGCCCGCGGGCGTTTTCTTTTCAAGGAACCCCCATGGACCCCAAGCCCACGATGTACCGCCGACTGTCCGAGCGCTTCGCCTCCTTGCTGTCGTTCACGCATGTGCCGGTTTATTTCCCCAAGGTCACCAGTGACCGCTGGGGATGCAGAAACAAGTACAAGGGCGCCGACTTGCGCGCCATTCGCGCGAGAAACGGCGTAGGCCGTCCATGCCGCCGCTGAAGGATGACAAGCGCGAGCGTTTTGCCCGCGAATACCTGCAAGACCATAACGGCACGAAGGCCGCGATACGCGCCGGTTACAGCGAGAAGAGCGCCCACGTCACGGCGTCGCGGCTGCTAAGCGATGCTAAAGTTTCCGAAAGAATCCACGAGCTGACGCAGCAGCTGCACGCGAAGCTCGAAAAAAAGACCGAAATCACCCGCGAGCGGGTGCTGCAGGAATACGCCAAGCTGGCGTTCTTCGACCCGCGCAAGCTGTTCGACGAGAACGGAAACCCGAAGAAAATCACGGAGCTGGACGACGACACGGCGGCGGCGATTGCCGGGCTTGAGGTCAACAGCCAGCTGGCACTGGTCGAGGTCGAGGGTGAGAAGCCCGAGACCCGCGACGTGCTGTCGACGGTGCGGAAGTACAAGATCGTCGACAAGAAGGCGGCGCTCGACAGTATTGCCAAGCACCTCGGCATGTTCGCGCCGATCAAACACGAGGTCACGGGCAAGGACGGCGCGCCGTTGATGCCCGAGGTTTCTGACCAAGAACTGGCCCGCCGCACGGCATTCATGCTGGCGCGGGCCTGCAAGCAACAGGAGAGTGACGAGTGAAAGCTTTTGAAAAGCTGATCGATGGCAGCGGTGCGCGCCGCCCTTCGGATTATGTCTGCGCCCGCGCAGCCGTGACGGGTTCGGAACAAATCACGGTGCCTGCCGGCGCCACGCATGTGGTGCTGTCCGGCACGCTGCCGTTCCATGTCGCCTTCGGCGCGAACCCGACGGCGACGGTTCCGGCGGATACGGACGACGGGACGGCCAACGAGCTGGTGAATCCCGCCACGCCTGTCGAAAGCCGCACCTTCATGGTGGCTGGCGTTGCCAAGATTGCCGTCGCGGCGGCCTCGGCCACGCTTGTCACGGCATCGTTCTACAGTTCTTAACCCCCTATAGGAGTTTTCCAAAATGAAAAAAGATATCCTGACCAGCCTGCACGGCAACCGCATCGGGCTCGGCAACAACGACGAGCTGATCCTGCGCAACCCGCTGACGGGCCAGTCGCAGGTGATTGCCGACCTTTCTGCTGCGCTGGGCGCTGCGGCTGGTACAGGCGTGACCGCTGAAACCACCGGCAACGGCCTGCTGAACAAGACCGTGGTGACCTTCGCCGATGTCGTCATCCCGCTGGCGGACGCCGCGGGCGTTGTCGCGTATGGCGGCCTGAAGTTCTTCGACGCGCCTGCCGGCCTGCTGCACGTCCTCGGCGCTGTTGCCAATCTGGCTGTCACGAAGTCGAGCGCGGGCGTTAACGATGCCTTTGATGGCGATTTCGCCGTCGGTACCGTCACCGCATCGAACAACAACACGCTGTCCTCGACCGAGGCGAACGTCATCCCCAGCACGGCGACGCCGCAGGCAGTGGCCGGCGCGACCACGGCGAAGGGTGTTTCCACAGCCGCCGCCACGCTGGACGGCACGGACACGGCCAACGATTTTTACCTGAACTTCCTTGTCGATGACGCCGACCACGACGTCACGACGACGCCGGCCAACCTGATCGTGAACGGCACGATTACGCTGCACTGGGTCAACCTCGGCGACAAGTAAGCCGCGCTGGCCGGTTGCCAGTAACCATAACCAAGGAACCAAGAACCAATGAGCAAAAAACAACTGACGGTCGTGCTGACCGTAAACGCCGACACCTGCGTGACCGCGCTGCAGAAGTGGCTGGAAACCTGCCCGCATGCGCATAGCGTCGAGGTCGTTTCGTCCGCTGTGTCGGATGACAGTGGCTGCGCCGCTGCCATTGAAGGCGACAAGGGCGCTGGCGGCGTTGAGTTCGTCGCGCCGTTTTCCGTCGGCGATGAAGTCCAGCTTGAAAGCGGCGGTCCGGTGCTGAAGGTCGATGCCTTCAAGTTCGATGAACATGAAGGCAAGGTCAAAGTTCGCTGCACTTGGACTGACCCGGAGACCGGGGAGCCGTGCGAGGGCTGGTTCGAGGATGCCTCCATTCTGAAGGCTGCGCCTACAACTGACGCCGACAACCCGCCTGACGCTGGCGAAACCCAGCAGACCGACACCGAACAGGCTGCTGCCTGACCATGCTGACCGTTGAACGCTGCGAAGCGCGTATCCACGAATTCCGGACCGACGACTGGTGGGCGGGGACGGATACGCGCGCAGCGGTCAATGGATACGAATTCCTCAAGCTGCTGGTGACGCTTGGCCAGCATGCTTGATGACCTTCTGGCGCGGGTGAACAACCTGCCGCCGGAGGAACGGGAAGAACTGCAAGCGGATGTGATGGCCGCGACGGCGCACATGAAGTTCATTCCGTCGCCCGGCCCCCAGACGGAAGCCTATTTCAGCAAGGCCGACATCCTGCTGTACGGCGGGCAGGGCGGGGGCGGCAAGTCTGCCCTGCTGCTGGGGCTGGCGCTGAACGAACACAAGCGGTCGCTGATCATGCGCCGGCATTATGCCGACCTTGAGGCGCTGACCGAGGAGCTGATCAAGTTCAACGGCACGCGGGACGGGTTTTCGTCGTCGCCGCATCCGCGCCTGCTGACGCAGGACAACCGCGTCATCAAGTTTGGCGCGGCGCAGTATCTGGGCGACGAGCAAAAGAAACAGGGCCAAGCCCACGACCTCCTCGGGGTCGACGAGGCGGCGCAGTTTCTGGAACAGCAGATCCGGTTCCTGATGGGCTGGGTCCGCACCACGGAGCCCGGCCAGCGCACCCGCACGGTGCTGGCAACGAACCCGCCGCTGTCGTCGGACGGCCAGTACCTGATTGGCATGTTCCGGCCATGGCTGGACCTGACGCACCACAAGCCGGCGAAGCCGGGGGAGCTGCGCTGGTTCATCACGGACGAGCTGGGCAAGGATTTCGAGGTGGACGGCCCGAACCCTGTGGAGCAGGGCGGCCGGACGCTGATACCGATGTCGCGGACGTTCATTCCGGCGGCGCTGAAGGACAACCCGTTTCTGATCAACACGGGGTATCAGGCCAAGCTGGACGCCCTGCCGGAGCCGGTACGCTCCGCGGTGCGCGACGGCAACTTCATGGCCGCGCGGCAGGACGACCAATGTCAGGTTATTCCCTCGATGTGGGTCATCGAGGCGCAGAAACGCTGGACGCCGGTCATTCCGGCCGGCGTGGCGATGACGGCGCTGGCGGTGGATATCGCGCAGGGCGGTGCCGACAATTCCGTTCTGGCCACGCGCTACGGCGGATACTTCCCGCCGCTGGTGAGCAAGCCCGGTGCGCAGACGCCGGACGGGGGCGCGATCGCCGTGATGGTCATCGAGAACCGCCGCGACAGCTGCCCGGTCATCCTCGACATGGGTGGCGGTTATGGCGGCGGGGCCAAGCTGCGCCTTGGCGACAACGAAATCGAGATTGTGGACTTCAAGGGGGGTAATACCTCCGGCGAGACGTCGGCAGACGGGGCAAAGCTGAAGTTCTTCAACAAGCGCGCCGAGGCCTACTGGCGGACGCGCGAAGCCCTCGACCCCGCGCAGGAAGGCGGCTCCTGCATTGCTTTGCCGCCCGATCCGGAGATGGTCGCCGACCTGACGGCCGTGCGCTTCGACCCGAAGTACATGGAGCGCGGCATCGTCAAGATCGAGGACAAGAAGGAAATCAAGAAGCGCATCGGGCGCTCGCCTGACAAGGGCGACGTCGTGACGATGTGCCTGTCCGAGGGCGGCGTGGCCTTCCGCAAGACGCTGGCGCGTCGCGGCCCGCCGCCGAAGGTAGTTCGAGGGTATGCAAACCGCAAACGATAGGGAGTTCCTATGACAAGTCTTTTTAGCAAGCCGAAGGCGCCGAAGCCGACGCCGATGCCGGACGAGGACGAGCTGAAGAAAGCGCGCAAGCGCAAGGTGTCCGAGGTCACGACACGCAGCGGGCGCGAAAGCACCATCCTGTCCGATAACGCGGAGCGCTTCGGTTAATGGTCGATTCCCGCGTCAAGCATCTGCTGCAGGAAGGTGATGCCCTCTTTGCGAAAAAGAGGCCATACGACAGCCTGTGTCAGGAAATCGCCGATAACTTCTATCCGGAGCGCGCATTCTTCACGTCCACGCGCTCGCTCGGGCAGGAGTTCGCGGACCACCTGACCACGGGGCAGCCGGTGCTGGCGCGGCGCGAGCTGGGCAATGCCTTCACCTCGATGCTTCGCCCGCGGGGCAAGAAGTGGGCGCATGTCGTAACCGACCGCCCTGAGCGCGAGGATCACTGGGCCAAGCTGTGGCTGCAGGACAAGCGGGACGTCATGTTCCGCGCCATGTATGACCGACGCTCCCAGTTCGTGCGGACGACGTCCGGCGCCGACCATGATTTTGCGGCCTTCGGTCAGCCCATCATGTCGATCGACCTCAACGAGAGTGCCGACGGCATGATTTATCAGCTGTACCACCTGAAGGACGTCGCATGGCGCGACGACATGTACGGCATGACGGCAGCCGTGCACCGCAACTGGTCGGCGCCGGCGCATGAGCTGGTCCGGAAGTTCCGGGACAAGGTGCATGCAAAGGTCAAGGCCTGCGCCGAGAAAGAGCCGTTCAAGGAAATCAACGTCCGGCACATCATCGTGCCGGCCGACGAATATGACACGGGCAAGAAGTGGAAGCACCCGTGGGTGTCCATCTGGGTGGATGTCGAGAACCAGCATGTGATGGAGGAGGTCAACCGGCCCGATCCGTTCTACCTCATCCCCGGCTGGCAGAAGGTCTCCGGCTCGCAGTACGCGTATTCGCCGGCCACCATCGTGGCCATGCCCGACGCCCGCCTGATCCAGCAGATTACGCTGACGCTGCTGGAAGCCGGCGAGATGGCGGTCGAACCGCCGCTGATGGCCCGCGAAGAGGCTGTGCGCGGCGACATGCAGATTTATCGCGGCGGCATTACATGGGTCGATCTGGACAAGGACCAGCGTCTGGAAGACGCCATCGCGCCCATGCGCCGCGACAATTCCGGCCTGCCGTTCGGCATGGAGATGGCCGACCGCCAGTGGAAAATCATCAAGGAGATGTTCTTTCTCGACAAGCTGAACCTGCCGGACACGGGCAACCGGACGGCCTACGAAATCAGCCAGCTCGTGCAGGAATATATCCGCAACGCTCTGCCGCTGTTCGAGCCGATGGAGGTCGAATACAACGGCCAGCTGTGCGAGCGCACCTTTGACATCATGCTGCGCGCCGGTGCCTTCGGCCCGGTCGATGACATTCCGGATAGCATCCGTGGCGCGAACATCGAATTCCGTTTCGAAAGCCCGCTGCACGATGCGATCGAGATGCAGAAGGCGCAGGCCTTCGGCGAGGCGCAGCAGGTTATCGCTTCCGGCGCGGCGCTCGACCCGTCGGTGCGCCACATCATCAAGCCGCGCATCGCGGTGCGGGATGTTCTGGGCGCGCGTGTGCCGCAGGAGTGGCTGGCCAGCGAAGAGGAAGTCGAGGCCTTGGCCCAGCAGGACGCCCAGATGCAGGCCATGCAGGAAACCATGGCGGCCGTCGGCGGCGCGGCTGGCGTGGCCGAACAGGTCGGCAAGGCCGAGCAGGCCATGGCGGGTGCCGAATGACGATTGGCAGCTACCTCGGCAAGGTCAAACTGAAGCACGGCGGCGCGGAGCTGCGGGTATTCCGCGCGAAGCGCTTGCCGCCGAACTATGAGGCCGTCGCGTATCTGGAACAGGCGCTGAAAAGCGCCCGCGCCGGAGAGATGCAAAGCGTCGCCATCGCAGCCACGTTGCAAGACGGGGGTGTCACCACGGCCTTTTCCATGGCCGGGCAGGACAACCCGCTTCTGCTCAGTGGCGCGTGCTCGTGGCTGTCTGTCCGAATTATGGATGCTGGCCGTGAAGACTGAAAAACCCGTCAAGCCCAGCGGGAAGGTCGAAGCGCCTTCGCCGATGATCCCGCATCCGTGGGACCTGCCGGACGCGAAAGCGTTCCAGATGCTGGCCGAGGGGCAGGCGACACCCGAACAACAGACGCGGGCCTTGAAATGGCTGATCGAGGCCTGCGGCACCTATGACGAACCATTCCGGCCCGGTGGGTCAGAGGGCGACCGCGACACGGCTTATGCCTGCGGCAAGCGCTCCATCGGCCTGCAGGTCGTCAAGCTTGTGAACATCAACCTTTCAGCCTTTCGGAAAACAAAGAAGGAACCGACATGACCGACCAGACCACGCAAACCACGGATACCACCCAGAACGTCGGAGGACAGGCAGCCCAGCAGGGCGGTCAGCCTGCGCAAAAGGTTGATGCCACGCAGCAGCAGGCCCAGACCGATGGCCAGCAGCAGGGTGGCCAAGACGCGAAAGCCGGCACCGGTACCGTTCTGGATAAGGACGTGGACGGCAAGCAAGGCCCTGCGGACTGGCCGGACGACTGGCGCCAGAAGATGGCCGGCGGCGATGCCAAGCTGCTGAAGCAGCTGGAGACCTTCACGTCCCCTGCCGACGTTTACAAGGCGCACCGTGCGCTGCAGCAGAAGCTGACCTCGGGCGAATACAAGAAAGCCACGGCCCTGCCGGATAACGCGACCGAAGAGCAGATCGCCGAATGGCGCAAGGAAAACGGCATCCCTGCCAAGTGGGAGGAATACGATACCGCCCTGCCGGACGGCCTTGTCATCGGCGAGGACGACAAGCCGATTGTGGACGAGGTCCTGAAGGCTATGCACGCCACGAACGCGCCGCCTGCGGTCGTTCAGGCAGCGCTCGGCACGTATTTCAAGCTGCAGGAAAACCACCGTGCCGCCATGGCGGAAGCAGACAGCAATACCCTGTCGGCCACCGTCGAGGAGCTGCGCGGCGAATGGGGGCCGGAGTACAAGCGCAACCAGAACGCCATCGCGGCCTATCTGGATACCCTGCCGGAGGAATTCCGCGACAACCTCATCGGTGCGCGCCTGGCTGACGGCACCAAGCTGCTCGGTAATGCTGCCGGCGTCCGCTTCCTCGCCCAGCTGGCGCGTGAAGCAAACCCCGCCATCACGGCCTTCCCGGGCTCCAGCAATCCGGCCAAATCGATCGAGGACGAGCTGAAGAGCCTTAATGTCGGTTCGGAAGAATACTGGAAATCGCCCGAGAAGCAGAAGCGCGCGCGCGAGCTTTATGCCTTGCAGGACAAGCTCAAGCAGAAAAGCGCCTAAGACCTTTTACAACGGATCTGCCTTCCCTCCGGCACGGCAGACAATCCTTTCCCCGCCGGAACCCTTTTAACATCCGACCAACGGAACGCTTCAACAGATCCGGACGGCACGTCCGGCAGATCCCCCGTGGACAATCTGCCGGCCGCCGAAGGGACAATCTTTGCCGCGCCTGTGGGAGGTGTCTCAACCAAATGGAGAAGTAGCCATGGCTGACACAGCCTTTCAAACTCAGTTCCGGCAGGAGTTCATTGCCGGATTCGAACAGAAACAATCCTTCCTTCGTGCCACCGTGACCACGGAAGCCGTCATCAAGGGTAACGAGGCGGTGTTTCTCGTCGCCGATACCGGCGATGCGGAAGCCGTCACGCGCGGCGTCAACGGCCTGATCCCGGCCCGCACGGACAATCTGACGCAGCCGACGGCCACCCTGAAAGAGTGGCACGACAAGCCGCGCAAGACGCAGTTCAACATCTTCGGCTCGCAGGGAGACGGCCGCCGGATTATGCAGGAAAACACCCGCAAGGTGCTGAACCGCAAAATCGATCAGGACATCATCTCGATCCTGAACACCGGCACGGTCAATACCGGCGCTGCGGTCACCGCCTCGCTGGCTTGGGTCGCCAAGATCCGCGCCATGCTCGGCAACGCCGAAGTGGATACCGACGAGCTGGACAATATGTTCGCGGTCGCCACGCCGGCGGTTGAAGCCTATCTGCTACAGGTCAAGGAATTCTCTTCGGCGGAATACGTCGATGTGAAGCCCTTTACCGGCCCCGCGGTCAAGATGCGCCGCTGGGCGGGCTTCAACTGGATATTCCACTCCCGCCTGCCGGGCCGTGGAACGAATGCCGAGAAGTGCTTCTTCTATCACCGCAACGCTGTCGGTCATGCCGCCAATACGGGCGAGATGAGCGTCCTTGCGGGCTACAACGAAGAGGACGATTACTACTGGTCCCGCGCGTCCATCTTCATGGGCGGCGCGAAGCTCCAGAACGCTGGTATCGTCATCGGCAACCACGACGGTTCTGCGTTCGCGGCCTAAGGCCTGACGCGGGCCTGATGCCTATCAGGGGGCGGCTTAACGGCCGTCCCCTTCTCCTTTTCAACAGCCTTTTCAAAACGAAAGGTCACTCCCATGTCTTATATCCCTGCCAACCTTCACTGCATTGTGCCGTCCCTGAACGGAAACACGCCGGCGATGTGGTCGTACAAATCGACCGATGCGGCGGCTGATGTCGATGCGAACGGCTATATCTCCGACGCGAAAGAGCGCGGTCTGCGCGTGGACGATATCCTCTACGTCTACAAGACCGATGCAACGCCGCGGACTATGACCACCCATACGGTGATGGCCATTAACGCGGACGGCTCCGCCAATCTGTCGAACGCCGGTGCGACCCACGGCACCAACAGCGATTAATCGCTGATTGACTGCCTGATCTACCCCAAGAAAGCCCCCGGCGCAGGTCGGGGGCTTTTTCTTTCCCTCCTTTACCCAAGGACAAGCCGATATGAAAAAACTCCCTTCTTCCCGTTTCAAGCTGGCGGATTACAAGCGCAACGAATTCCGCGTGTCGCCGGAGCATGGAACGACGCTTGAGGACATCCAGAAGCCCGAGTTCTGGAGTCACGTCGCGGCGCACCTCGCGTCTTTCGACACCATCGAAGTTATCCCCGAGGACGGCAGCTTCTACGCCGAACTGCTGGTCATCACGGCCGGAAAGCAATTCGCCACGGTCAAGCTGCTGCGCCACGTGGATCTGGAAGGCAAAGCGGCCAAGAAAGACGCCCCCGAAGCCCAGATCCATCCGGATTACAAGATCGAGTGGGGCGGCGTCGCGGTGAAGCACCGCGTCGTGCGCTCCGACGGCGAAGTCATGGCCGAAGGCATCCAGAAGAAAGCGGATGCCGAGGCATGGCTGCAAGACTTCCTCACCAAACAGGCTGCGTAAGGGGTCAGGTCCATGCCCGACAAGCTGTCCATCTACAACAACGCGCTGCTGCTGTGCGGGGAATCCGCGCTGGCAACCCTGACGGAGAACAGGGAGCCGCGCCGCGTTTTGGATCAGGTGTGGGACAGCGATTTCCTGCGGCGGTGTCTGGAGCAGGGCGACTGGAACTTCGCCATGCGCAGCGTGAAGCTGGAGCCCAGCACCTCCGTGGAGCCTGACTTCGGGCATCCGCTGGCTTATGAGAAACCGTCCGACTGGGTACGCACGGCGGCGTTCTGCTCGGACGAGTTTTTCAAAAGCCCCATCACGCAGTATTCGGACGAAGCGGGTTATTGGTTCTGCTCTCAGCAGCCCGTTTATGTCCAGTACGTTTCCGACGATCCGGCCTATGGCCTCAACCTGTCGAAGTGGCCGGAATCCTATACCAACTGGGTCGAGCACTCGCTGGCGAAGCGTATCCACAAGCGACTGACGAATGCGGCCACGGATACGGAAACCCTCAAGCGCGACGAGCGCCGCGCGCTGTCCGATGCCCGCATGAAGGACGCCCGCAATCAGGGCGCGCAGTTCCGTCCGTCTGGCAGCTGGGCGAATGCCCGCCGCGGAGGGCGGTTCTATGACCGCGGCGAGGGCCGCTGATGGGTAAGGCCAATGTTCTTATCGCCGCCCTGAACCGTGGCAAGGTCAGCCGTCTGGCGCTGGGCAGGGACGACCTCGAAGGCAACCGCATCCGCTATGGCGGGGAAGAACAGACGAACATCATGCCGCGCGTGCTGGGTGCGGCATCCCTGCGCCCGGGCTTTGCTTATACCGGCGCCACGCGAAACAACGCCAAGGCCTATCACCTGCCGTTCATCTTTTCGCCCACGGATATGGCGATCATCGAGCTGACGGGCCAGACCATGCGCGTCAAGATAAACGAGGCGGTGATCAGCCGTGTGGCGGTTTCGACGGCCGTCACGTCCGGCGAGTTCAGCGCGGACACGGGCTGGACGGATGCGGATGAAGCCGGCAGCACGTCCACCATCACGGGCGGCAAGCTCAATCTGGTCGGCTCCGGCTTCGCGGCGGCGATCCGCAAGCAGCAGGTGACGGTCGCGGCGGGTGACCAGAACAAGGAACACGCGCTGCGCATCGTGGTCGAGCGCGGGCCTGTGACGCTCCGTGTGGGTTCGACCGACGGCGGAGATGAATACGTCCGCGAAACATCGCTGGGCACGGGCACGCATTCGCTGGCCTTTACGCCGACGGGGAATTTCTGGATCAGGTTCTCGAGTCTGCGCCGCTATACGGTCATCGTGGACAGCTGCACGATCGAAGCGGCAGGGGTGATGGAGCTGCCGACACCTTGGGTCGAGGCCGATATGGGCCTTATCCGCATCGACCAGTCGAGAGACGTCATTTATGCCGATTGCAAAGGCTACCGCCCGCGCAAGATAGAGCGCCGCGGCAGCGGCCGGTCTTGGTCCGTGGTGCTGTTCGAGCCGGAGGACGGGCCGTTCCGCGTGGAAAACACCAGCGTGACGCGCATCACGCCCTCAGCCATCAGCGGGGACATCACGCTGACAGCATCCCGCCCGCTGTTCAAGGCTGGGCATGTCGGGGCGCTGTTCCAGATCACGTCCGTCGGGCAGCTGGTCGAAGCCGCAATTACGGGCGAAGGGCAATGGTCGCAGCCTATCCGTGTGGTCGGTCAAGGCTCCGCGCAGCGGACGTTCAATATCAAGATCGCGGGCACATGGGCGGGTACCGTCCGTTTGCAGCGTTCGCTCGACGAGCCGGGCGCTTGGGTGAACGTCTCCGGCCGGCAATGGGCGGGCAACGTCGATACGACGTATAACGACGGCCTTGCCAACCAGATTGTCTATTACCGCATCGGGATTGCCACGGGCGAGTTCACGAGCGGACAGGCCGACGTCTCGCTGGAATACCCTGCCGGCGGCATCACCGGCGTGGCACGGGTGACGGCCTACAGTAGCGAAACCAGCGTCAGCGCCGTTGTGCTCAAGACGCTGGGCGGTACGGCGTCAACCTCTGACTGGCGCGAAGGCGAATGGTCTGACCTGCGCGGCTGGCCGCAAGCGCCCGTTCTGGACGAGGGGCGGCTGTGGCATGTGGGTTACGGCAAGGTGCAGGCGTCGGTGTCGGATGCCTACGAAAGCCATGACCCTGACGTCGAGGGTGACAGCGGGCCGATCAACCGCAGTATCGCGGCCAGCAACGCGGAGGATCTTAACTGGGTTCTGGCCCTCATGCGTTTGGTGGTGGGCGCGCCGGGGGGTGAACACGTCATCCGCTCGTCCTCGCTGGACGAGCCTGTCACGCCGACGCTGTTCAATATCAAGTCGCCTTCCGGTCGGGGCTCCGCGCCGATTGCGGCGGTCAAACTGGATTCGTCCGGCATCTTCGTCGGGCGCTCTGGCGACAAGCTGTACGAAACCCGCTATGCGGTCGAGACTGGCGATTACATGACCGACGAGGGCGACCTGATGCAGGCGGTGCCGGAAATCGGGGAGCCGGGCCTTGTGCGCCTTGGCGTTCAGCGCAATCCAGACACGCGCATTCACTGCGTCCGCGCCGACGGCAAGGCCGCGGTGCTGGTCAAGGATGCAGCAGAAAACGTCCTGTGCTGGATCGAAATCGAAATGGACGGCTTCATCGAGGACGTCGTCATCCTGCCGGGGGCGGGTGAGGATTTGGTCTATTACACCGTGCGCCGCACGGTCAACGGCAATACGGTGCGGTATCTGGAACGCTGCGCGAAAACGTCCGAGTGCCGCGGCGGGCTTATCAGCAAGCTCGTCGACAGTCATATCGTTTACGATGGCGCGGCGACGAACACCATCACGGGGCTGGGCCATCTGGAAGGCCGGAATGTCATCGTCTGGGCCGACGGCCGCAGGATCGCCGGCGTGTTCACGGTCACGGCCGGCGCCATCACGCTGCCTGCGGCGGTCAGCAAGGCGGTGGTCGGGCTGTATTATCGCGGGCGGTTCAAAAGCGCCAAGCTGGCCTATGCGGCCATGATGGGCACGGCGCTGACGCAGCGCAAGAAAGTCAACCAGATGGGGCTGATCCTGATCGACACGCACCATCTTGGCCTCAAATACGGGCCGAACTTCGACAAGCTGGACGACCTGCCGCAGGTGTATCAAGGCGCGCCGGTCGAGCAGGACACGATCTACAGCGACTACGAAACCGATATGTTCGAGTTTGCGGGCGAATGGGGCACGGATCCGCGCCTCTGCCTTCAGATGGAAGCGCCATATCCGTGCACGGTGACGGGCGTCGTTCTGAATATTACGGCAAACGACAAAGGGTAAGCCATGGAGGTCAAGATCCGGCCCGCCACGCGGGAGGACTTCATGGCGTTCCACGGGGAGACCTGGCCGCGGACGTGCCGCGCATGGGCTGCCGAGGCCGACGGGCAGCTTGTGGCGCTGGCGGGATATGCGCTGGAGCCGGGCTACACCTATGCGTTTTCCGTGATGAAGGAAAACCACGGCCTGCCGACAAGGCTCATCCTGCGCGAAGCGCGCCGGCTGTTCGCCGAAATGCAAAAACACCGCCTGCCGCTGGTCGCGCGGGCAAACCCTGAACTGCCGCGGGCTGGCAAGTTTCTGCGCAGCCTCGGGTTCAGGCTTCTTCAACCGTCTCTTGAGGGGGATATCTATCAATGGAATTGATGCTGGGGCTTGCCGCAAAGGCGGGAACGACAGCGGCCGTCAACGCCAGCCTTGGCAGCGTGGTCAGCAGCGGCAGTCTTTTGGCAGGCTCCGCCGTTGCGAAGACGGCGACAAGTCTTGCCGCCAAGGCAATTACCGACATGGGCGTGGCCTCCGCCGTTGGTGGCGCCGCGGCGACCACGGCGCAGGTTTTGAACGCCGCCAGAACGGCTGGCACCATCCTGCAGGCTGGAGGCACGGCGCTTGATGCGGTCAACGCGAAGCGCGGGGCCGATTTCGAATCCAAACAGATGGAGGTGCAAGCGGGGCAAGAAAGGGCTGCCTCGCAGCGCCGCGCCCGTGAAGAGCGCCGCCAGACGCAGCTGCTGCAATCCCGCGCGCAGGCGGTTTCCGCCGCGTCCGGTGGCGGCGCAGTCGATCCGACCGTGGTCGATGTCATCGGCGACATCGAAGAGGACGGCGAATACCGCGCCTTGAATACCCTCTGGGAGGGCGAAGACCGCGCCCGCGGCCTGCTGACCGGAGCGAGGGAGCGCCGCCGTCAAGGCCGCTTCGCCTTGACATCTGGCCTGATGGGGGCCGCCGGCACCATCATTGATGGCTCGTCGTCCATGCGTAAACGTTTCGGGAGGTAAGGGATGCCAAGACTTCCTGACGCGTCTGATCGCCGTCCTACACCGACACCGCAGCGCGGCATCGTTTCCGCGGCGCAAAGCGACATCGGCCGCACGATGGCCGCTGTGGGCAAAAGAATGTCCGACAGGGCAGATGACGACATTCTCCAGCAGAGCAAGTTCGACTACGAACGCGCCAAGGCGCATGTCCTGACGGCCAGCATCGAGGCCGAGAGCGCGCTGGACGAGGACAACGATTTCCAGACCTACGAGCAGCGATATGGCACGCGCCTTAATCAGGCACGGCAGGAAGCGCTGAACCTGATTTCCGACCCGCGCCTGCGCGAACAGTTCGAGCTGGACATGGGCGTGATGACCGCGCGCGGCATGGCGACCGTGCAGGCCAAGCGCCGCGCCAAGGAAAAGGATTTCGGGCGGGCCACGCTGCTGGAGCAGCTGGAGCGCAACCGGACAGCCGCACTGAGCGGGAGCGATGCGGACAGTATTGCCTTGCTCGGCAATGCCTCCGAACTGATCGGCGCCGCCATGCAGCGCGGGTATATGGGGGCCGAGGAAGCGGCAAGCACCCGCATGAAGTACGTTGAAAGCTATGCCACGGACCGCATCCAGATGCGCCCGCTGGAGGAACAGATCCGCCTGCTGACCGCCAAGCCGGGGCCGCAAAAGGCGCTGCTGGAGGTTGCCGGTAAGGCAGGGGCGAAGCACGGCGTTGACGGCCTCGTTCTGGCGCGCATTGCCATGCTGGAAAGCGCCGGAAAGCCCGATGCCGTGAACCCGAAAAGCGGCGCGGCGGGTCTTTTCCAGTTCATGCCGGATACCGCAAAGGCCTACCGCCTGACAGATGCCAAGAATGCCGAAGCGGCTGCGGATGCTGCCGCCCGTCTTCTGAAGGACAACCGCGCCACGCTGGCGCAGCGTCTG